GGGAATACCGGCAACGGGAATACCGGCGACAGGAATACCGGCGACGGGAATACCGGCTACAGGAATACCGGCTACAGGAATACCGGCTACGGGAATACCGGCTACAGGAATACCGGCGACAGGAATACCGGCTACGGGAATACCGGCGACTTCCACAGTGGAAGCCTCAACTATGGTGAAGCCCCCATTTACCTGTTCAACAAGATAACTAAAGTAAAACGAGATGATATCCCGTGGAATCTAGTATACAGGCTGTCCGATCTGCTTATTTCGGATGAGCCTATTGACCCAACACCGTTTTTATCTATCCCGAATGCCACCGAGAAGGCGATAAAAAAGCTGCATGAATCACATATCGCGGCTAGGAAGGCTAAACCATGAGGTACGTTCCTATCATTTGCATGGCTGTATTCGGTCTGGTGGCAATGGCCTGTTTCATGAAAAGGGGGAAGGGATGGCAAGGCGACGTGATGAATCAGGAGTGCCAAATACCTGCCCGTTCATTGACGAGGCGATAGAAGTACTCAGCAAGTGTGAATGTGAAGACCTTGACCCACATAGCGCGATTCAGGCTCTTGAAAAGGTCCGTAGCTACAATGATGACCTTCGGACGTGGGGCAACGATCAACGGGAATCGGCAGAAGAGTGGGAAGAATCATGGAGAAACGCGGATAAGGAGATTGACGACCTCCGGGCAGAAATAAAAAACCTCCGAGACGAAATAGCATCTTTGGAAAGGGAGTTGTCTGATGCGGTTTGAAATGACTGTGGACTACGAGGACATAACTTTCGGAGTCGAAGCACATTTCACCCCTGGCAGACCGGCGAAGGTTTACGGACCACCGGAAGATTGCTATCCAGAGGAATTTCCCGAAGTGGAATATGAACTGCTATCCTATCCGTCACTTGAGGCGGTGATACTGTCCGTACTCCCTGAAATGGCAGGGGCAGAGCTAAGGGCAGAGGTGGAGAGGCTTAATGATCGCATTTGTGACAAGATTGAAGAGTTGGCAAGAAAGGAGGATTCACTGTAATGGACTTGAACCACTATCAAATGTTAGCCCGTGAGACTGCTCAATACCCATGTATCGGGAACATGATTGTTTATCCGGCTCTTGGCATGGCAGGGGAAGCGGGAGAAGTAGCAGACAAGGTGAAAAAGCTGTTCCGTGACCATTCGGGAGAACTCACTGAGGATATCCGGCTGGAACTGGCAAAAGAGATAGGAGACGTATTGTGGTACGTGGCGAACTTCGCTCATGAACTCGGATACTCTCTTGACCAGATTGCGGGAATCAACATCGACAAACTGCGGAAGCGCAAGGCAGAAGGGAAACTTTGCGGCAACGGGGATAACCGCTAAATACAATGCGAAGAAAAAGGAGGGTAGCGGTGAAGATAACAAAAATAGCTGATAGCCGCATAAATCATGGCACTACGGATGAAATAATCATGACTTGCACCGTAGAACATGAGGTAGCTTTCAAGACCGAAGATGTAATAAAGGTTTTGGAGGCATGTGCAAGCGACTCTATGGCGAAGGTCATCAACCATCTCGGAGAAATATTCAACAAGGACCAATTCGCACAATGTTATTCGGTAAAAGACCTCAACAGTGCAGGGATAGAGTTTATCGATAATATGCACTACTTCATTCATGGCGAGGGCAAAGGCTAAATACAGATAACGGAGGGGGAAGAGGTGATAGAGCCATTCACCATTCAAAGTTGCGAAACACGCAAGGGAACAAAGTACACCGTTAATGAGTGGAAATGCCCTATCTGCAACAAGGAGAAGTCTACCCTGTTTATTGATGACGAATGGTGCCACGGTGATTCAGAAGCGTCATATCATTTCGGCAGTGAGCATAAAAAAGGCTGTATAGATTGCATCATTGCCGTATCAAATAAACCTTAACGGAGGAAGTCATGGCAGATAACAATGAAATGATGGTACAGCAGCCGCAGGGAGGCGCATTAGCGGTAGCTGAGAGTCAACGGGCGATTGCCGAAGTTCAAGCGGCTATGATTTTGGCGCGGCAGTTCCCGCGTGACGAACAAGCGGCCCTTGACCGGATGTTGGTAGCTTTCCAGAGAAAGGGACTCGCTGAACAGGCTCTTTACTCCTACAACCGGGGAGGTTCGGAAGTGACCGGCCCTTCTATCAGAGCCGCCGAAGCCATTGCTCAGAGTTGGGGCAACCTGCAGTTCGGCGTCAGGGAGCTTTCCCAAAGTAACGGAGAAAGTACGGTCGAAGCCTTTTGTTGGGATGTTGAAACCAACGTGCGGCAGGTCAAGGTGTTCCAAGTCCAGCATGTCCGGTCGAAGAAGGAATATGTCAACAACAAGCCTACTGGAAACATGACCAATACAAGGTTGACCGATCCCCGCGACGTTTACGAGATGGTAGCTAATCAGGGGGCGAGGAGACTGAGAGCCTGCATTCTCGGAGTCATTCCCGGTGACATTGTTGAGGCGGTTGTGACACAGACCGATGAAACTTTGAAAGCAAAGGCCGACACTTCTCCCGAAGCCCTGAAGAAACTTGCCGAAGCGTTCCTTGCGTTCAATGTCACTCAGGAAATGATAGAGAAGCGGATTCAGCGCCGGTTGGAGTCCATCACCGCCGCTCAGATAGTCAGTCTCAGGAAGGTTTATAACTCACTGAAGGACGGCATGAGCAAGCCTTCTGACTGGTTCGATGACCTGAAAGAAGCTGACCCGGCACCCAAAGGTAAAGCGGCAACAATCAACGAGCGTGTAGCCGCTGCGACCACCAAGCCCTGCGAACTCTGCCATGAGGTCAACGGACACACTGCATCTTGCCCGGAAGCTACTCCACCGGATGACCTGTTTGGAGGGGAGAAATGATAGTAAACGGCAAAGAGTATCCATTTTGGGGGCAATTTGTAGAGGGGCAGGACAAGTTTGTCGGCGGCATACTCCAAGACCTCGACATGGGGATGTGCATGGAAACGGAGATTACCGGGATAACGCTAGAGCCTAACGGGAAAGATTCCGCTTTCTTCTCCGTTGACGGTAAAGATTTCTCTTGCGGCTTTGATGTTGGATTCGGCGGTATTGGCAGCGGCGACCCCGGATGGTTGACCTTCCACGGTTACGGTGGTCACACATGGCGGATTAAGGGCAAGGGGGAGAAGTAATGGACCTCTTCAGTGACTTGATGAAGTTGGAGGAAATGTCATCTAAACCGGCAAAGGTGGAAATCACTCTTGAATCGGTATCGGCGGCAGGCGGCAGCATGATTGTCAGGGGATTACCTGCGAATGTGTATCACCGGATTCCCGCCATATCTTCTACCCTTCTGAAAGGGTACGCAGCCAATCCGGCAACATGCAGAACTCCTTACGAGCCTAAAGATGACGCCAACGTAGGCACTGCGGCACACGCTTTCTGTTTACAGGGAGAAGCCGCACTATATGAAGAGTGCTTCTTTTTGGGACCGGAAACGATGGGTAAGAGCAAGGGAGCTATGATGGCAAGGGAAGATGCTATTCTCGCCAATCCCGGTAAAACTCCCCTGCCTTACGAGTACGGCGGTGTTCCTATCATGGACTGCCTGAGAAATGTTGACGCGGCTCTTAAGTCTCACCCGACCGTCGGTAACATTCTCCGCAACTCGGAAAAGGAACTTTCACTTTTCTGGATCGACCCGGAAACCGGCGTTTTGTGCAAAGTTCGATTGGACATATGGTGTCCGAAAACGCGGCAGATCTTCGATTTGAAGAAAACCAGCAAGTTTGATGACTTCGGCTACCAGATTCGCAAGCTCGGTTACGGTCTGCAAGCGGCTTTCTACCTCATCGGAGCGCAAGCGTGCGGACTTGACCCGCTAACCTTTGGGCTGATTCCGGTTGAGGCTGAAGACCCGTACCGCGTCGGCATAGGTTACTTGCGGGACAACCCGAATGACACTGAGGGGCTGCTTCTCAATGCACAGGCTGAAGCTCACCGGCTGTTAGGTCTGATAGTAGAGTCTACCTTAACCGGCAACTTTCCAAACTACAAATTGCCGACACATCTTTTCAGTCTCAGCGACATTCAGCCGGAAGACCTCATGAGTACGTGGGATTCGGGGATTTATTACTGATAACGGCCATGCAGGAGGGTATCGAATTGAAGGTAAAATGTAACCTCAGCGGAAATAAGTGCGGCAAATGTCCACACAGGGAGCCACACAAGCCACACAAGCCACGGCAAACGGAGTGGGACGGATTGAAGCCCTGCATAGAAACAGACCATTGTGCAGAGTTAAACGCATATTGCAGATGTGAAGAGATAGGAGGATAACGTTGTTACTAAAGGAGGGGGAAATGAAGTGTACATGGAAAGATTGCATGGAGGAAGCCACAATCCCACAACTTGACAAAGGTGGCAAGCAGTGGGCGAACCTCTGCAATTCTCACCACGTTGAACTTGAAGATGCAATCAGTTCTGGCAACCCTGCATTGCTGCTTTCAAGGTGGATACGCGCAGCAGGGGGAGCTTCAGCAATGGCAAAACGTTTTTAAAGTCTTCACCGCTACACCATTCCATGCAATGAAGGAGGAGCAGTATGAGGTACAACGATGACAAGTCAACCAACGTGGGGATTATCTTTCTACTCTTGGTACTTATGGGAGTAGCGGGGATGGTCTGTGTTCAGGTCGGCATCTACCAGGGCCGGAAGATGGAGAGAAGGGATATCCTTAACCCTCATACCGAATCGCACAAGGAGGCTCTGCTTACCTTAGCGGAACAACTGGAAGAGGTGAACAAGTCGCATAAGGTGGCGGCTCGTTGCCCTACCTGTCATTCGGTGCAGTGATGGAGCTACCCAAATTAGTACCGCGCCCCGATACTTGTACCGAATTATGTTTCTACGGCGAATTTTGCCCTGTGACCTGCCGCAACATCCCAAAGCAGGACTACACTCGGTTAAGGTCACTTTGGCCGCTAGGAGGGAAATAATGGGCAAGAAACTACCATCCACTCCCCGGTCAAGAGTACGCGCCGTTCTTCGCCAATTATGGCTGAGGTCAAGAGAGCGCAATGCAGCAATTAAAAGGGAAGGCGGCTGTTGTGAAGGTTGCGGAGGAAAGCAGAGTACAGCCAAAGGCAAAGAGTTTAAAGTGGAAGTCCATCATTTAAACGGCATTGAGTGGGAGCAAATGATTGACTATGTGTACCGGCACCTTCTCTGTGACCCAAAGCACCTACAAGTCATGTGTCCTGAATGTCATGAAAAAGAACATAAAAACAATTGATATTTTCACCATAACATATTACAATGATTCCGCTCAGTAAAGGATAACAACAATGAATGATAGTAAGCACGAGAATCGGGTAGCTGTGAAGCCCCGGCCTAATCCTGGATTTCCATAGCGCACTCCTTTTTCACGCTCAAAAAAAGGAGTGCGCTATGGAAATCCCTTATGGGTATTGTCATTGTGGTTGTGGTCAAAAGACTAAAATAGCTGATAAAAACCATACAAGAAGTGGTCATGTAAAGGGTGAGCCATTGCGATACGTATTCAACCATCATCCTCACCCTAAAGGGGTCGCAGATTTTTGGCCCAAAGTAGAAATACGATCTGGAAATGATTGCTGGCACTGGAAGGGAGCAAGAAACACTGATGGTTATGGCAACCTGAGAAGAAACAAGAAAAGCTGTAAAGCCCACCGAATAGCATGGGAAATCACAAATGGTCCTGTGCCTAACGGTTTTTACGTGCTGCATAAATGCGATAACCCTCTATGCTGCAACCCTAACCATTTGTTTCTCGGGACGCAAAAGGAAAATGTTGACGATATGACAGCAAAAGGAAGGGGATGGTGGCAAAAGACAGGAGCGGCAGAATGACCCTCTTACCCAAGAAGAAAAGAATTCTCGACCCTGACTATCTCAAGTGGATAAGAACTAAGCCTTGCGCCATTTGCGGTTCAACTCAGAATGTTCAGGCTCACCACGAGAACCGCATAGGTCATTCAACTCTTGGCGGAAAATGTGACGACACCCGATGTATACCAATGTGCTATATCTGCCACCGCATCCGGCATGATAAAGGTAAAGAAATATACGGGCTCCGATGCCCAGAAGCTAGGATACTTCGGTACAACGCTGATTACGTCCGGGCAGGACATCAACTGAAGGAGGGATAAAATGGCTGACAAATTTGAAGCATGGGCAATGGTAGAAGTTATGGGGCATCAGCGTTTAGCTGGCAAGGTATCGGAGCAGGCAATCGGCGGGACAAGCTTTGTGAGGGTGGACGTGCCAGAAGTCTGCGGTTGCCAGTCCTTTACCAAGCTACTCGGAGCCGCTGCAATCTACGCCATTACCATTACCGATGAAGAAACCGCCAGAGCCGCAGCGGGACAACTGCAACAGAAGCCGATGGACGAATGGAGTGCGCGGCGAATGTTGGGGCTACCCGAACCGCAACGGACATTCTTTGACCCGGATAACGAAGATGGCGACGTGCCATACTGAAGGAGGGAGTGTGACACCTGAATACTATTGTCGCTCCGATGCGAGTTATGATCTGATCCCCTGTCCGTTCTGTGGAGAGTCTGAACTGATTAAGCCTACGGTATTGCCTGCGACCCAAGGCCCACCATACGGAGCCATTACGTGTCTAGCATGTGGAGCCGTTGGACCTATTGACAAAAATGGATTAGAGGCGAATCGGAAGTGGAACAAAAGATCATAATAGGAGGCACCATGACCGCAAAAGACCTAGCAGAAGCACATTGGAGTTACGTGAAGTCGCTACTTGAGGCACACGGGGAAGCTGAGGCAACGGTGGAGTTGATAGGGTTTCACTACTGTAGCAGTTTTCTGTATGGGTTCAAGCATGGAGTGGAGTCGGTGCCACAGCTAAAGGATTTTAGCCGGATGTCCGGATTGCTCAGGGAAGCACTCATAGAACTTAACCGCGACCCTAACAACAATATCAGTTTGCGTACTGACATTCGTAACGTTTTAGAAGGTTAAACCTGTTCATTTTTGAGAAGGGGGCTTTGGGACTAAGAGCTAGTCCCAAGGTTTTGCCTCGCTTTTCAGCGATGCTGAACGCGATGTACCGGCAGAACCATTATACAAAAGCAGTGTTTTTTCTGTCAAGAGGGTGTTTGATAAAGTTGCTAACATGCTTAACCTGTTATCTTATCGGAGGTTTTTATGAATTGCCCACTGTCTGCAAAGATGACCCATGACAAGTGTAATCAGATCCGGCGCACCAATCCAACTTGCCTCACCTGTAACGGAGCCTTTACCCACAGTGTAGTCCTTGAGCTTCCTGCTTCAATTTACGAGGTCGTGAAGAAGTGCGCGGACAAGGACGGTATCAGCGTAGCCGAGGGGATAACGGCTTTCATTACCGAGTGCGCGGCTCAAATGGTAGGGAGAGAGAGGGCTTGCACATGACCCTCCGGAACCTCAATTGCTGCGTCTGCCGTACCCTCAAGCCGCTAAAGGGTAGCAGAGTGATATACGCAAAGCATATGCCTCTCGGTCGTGCTTGCCAAGACTGCCGCAGAGCTTACCCAATGGAAGAAATGATAGCGATAACAAGGAGACCCCATGAGACAACAGGGCGCACTAAAGAACATCGGCTGGCAGAAGGTCAACGGGGTGTGGTATCGCAAGGTAGGTAAATCTTCTTGGCTGATGGCTGAGAAGCAGGAGGGGACATTATGCTAAAGCCTACATCATTCACCGATACGCAAGAGTTGGACTGCTGCGCTCCGGCTGACCTGATTTGCAACGACATTACCGTGACCGTAGAAGACGGCGGCGGCGGGAACTATCTCGTCATATCAACTCAGCGGTGGGCGCTGGATGATGAAAAGGACATCGACCGATTTGCAAAAGCACTGAAGAAGTGTCTGAAGGATGCGGAGTAATAACAACCAAAGGAGGTAACACTATGTACAAAGGAAATGGAGAAATGGAAAAAGCAACGATAGCCGCAAGGCCAACGGTAGCGGATGAAATCGGCAGATTTGCGGATGAATTGGCTGAAAGGATTGCCCGTCTTGCTGACAGGATTGAAGGCAAACTCAGCCCTATCACCACGTCATCTTGCCCCTCACCGCCTTTATGCGAAAACGCCAAAGACAACAGGGAGTACCCGCCCTTGTTCAACGAACTCCGTATCAGGTTCACCGATATCAAGTGCGCGTTAAACAGAATCGAGGACACCATCAACCGAGTGGAGTTGTAATTTTTTTTACCCTCCCCCTGCTTGACAGAAAGGTTACGGGAGATATTATAGTAGGTTCACTAAAATCTCTTGCAATCGTAATCTTGCCGTGCGATAATGGCGGCACTGACAACTGAATAGGGAAGGTAACTGTTGTGCGGCAGAGCCTTTTCAAGATATGGGACGGTACGAACTCCGCAAGAGAATCGGCCATGCCCAGAAATAAGACCCCCGGTTGGGACGCGCACACGTTCTGGCCGGGGTCTTTTTTTAACCAAATTGATAGTTTCTATTTTCCGACTGGGGCGAGCAGTCACCAGGAGGTTGTAATGGCAGCGCCAACATCTAAGGGCAGGATGATACGCAAGGATATTAGCCGTTCATTGAAATTTGCTTCACTATCCAAAGATTCAATGGTTCTTTTCACTCTACTTATACCGCATTTTTCCAGCCACGGGAAAATGAATGGTTCCCCTCATTACATCAAAGGGGAAGTGGTCCCACTGATTGATTCTTTTACGATACCCATTATTGAAAAGTGTTTGTCAGAGATTACCGAGAAAACTAGCGTCAAACGTTTCCAACATAATGGCCTATGGTTCATACACAGCCTTAACTGGACAGAACATCAGGAATTACGCAGAGATAGGCTAGGCTTGGATGATATGCCGGACTACTCCGGGACTACTCCTGAACTAGTCCCGCTAGAAGTAGAAGTAGAAGTAGAATATAAAGAGGCTGACCGCCTCAAGTATTTTGCCTTTCTCTTTGAGAACATTTGGAAGCGATACCCCAAGAAATCAGGCAAAGAACCCGCCAAGAAGTATTTCCTGGATGAGGTCAAAACTCTACAGCGGTATGCCGAGATGTGTACGGCAATGAGCAATTACATTGCCATGCTCAAAAGCGAAAGAACTCGAACCATCAAAGACGGTCAAGGTTGGTTCAACCCTTCGTATTGGGTTGACTACATCGACTGGAATCCACCCTCTCTGTTCGCAGAAGAATCAAGGGTTGCCTCGGCAATGAGGGGTGTCAAGTGATAAAACCCGCCCGTTGTTTTATCGGAGAAGTTCTTGACCGTTTCTTTCCTAAGCATGACGTTCGTAAAGGATTTCGGCCACGGTGGGATAAATGCAAAAACATATTTTTTGGCCGAGGGGAAATGTCGGTGTGGACGGGGTTTAACGGTCACGGCAAAAGCCTGTTCCTTAACCAGATGATGCTTGAAGCGATAGAGCAAGGGGAGCAGGTTTGTATCGCCTCTTATGAAATGACCCCTGGGCGGACACTTCACCGATTGATTAAGCAATCTATTGGAGAGGTAGCCCCCGATGAGTTGACTATCACCGAATGCTTAGAGTGGTACGGCAATGAATTGCTGATCCACGGTCACATGGGGCAGATAAAGGCAGACAGGGTGATCCAGCTATTCACGGAACAAGCGGATAAAGGGGTAACTCAATTTGTGGTGGACAGCCTCATGAAGTGCGGCCTTGATGAAGATGATTACAACTCTCAAAAGAGGGTTGCCGATTGGCTCCAAGGGTTTGCTCAGAAATACAACGCGCATGTCCATCTTGTAGCTCACCCGCGCAAAGGGATGGATGAATACCAAATACCGGGGAAGATGGACGTGAGAGGAACCGGCTCTATCACCGACATGGCAGACAATGTATTTACCGTCTGGCGCAATAAGGCTAAGGCGGATGAGCTTGAAAAATGGGAGGCGGGTGAAACCACAAAGAAGTCAATCACGGATATTCACGCCATGTATGATGCTGTGCTGTATTGCTCAAAGTCAAGGGATGAACCGGAAGCTGAAGGCAAGTATGGATTGTATTTCAACAGGGGGACGCTTCAGTATCATGACCAGTTAGGGCAAGAGCCTTGCCACTATTACAACAGGAAGGTGTGGTAATGTTTCAAGGATATTCTCTGAGGGAAATAAAGAAAGCTGCCGAGTCGATGGATTACCCGTACAGACTGGCCCTTTGGAAGCGGAAGAGATATCTTGAGGATGTTTTAGCTGGAGAGTGGGAAGAATACTGGTGGGAGGAAACGACATGCCCTGTGCTGGCACATTACATCTTGGAGCGGATAAGGTTTTGCAAATCAGAGATAGCCAAGATAGACAAAGAACTGTCGGCACTTGAGGCGCGGAAGGACGAAATCACCGACGATATGATACAACGGGCAAGGTCAACTCCGATTGAAACAATCATAGAGTTTAAACGTCGGCTGACTCATTGCATCAACCCCGACCACGCAGATAAGAATCCGTCGATGTACCACGGTACAAAGACTAACTCTGCCATTTGCCCCGCATGTGGTGCAAAGTACGACTCAATAGGGGCATATCAGATTATGTACGGATGTGATTTTAAAACGGCAGTCAAGCGTCTACAGTAACCCATCGACGGCATAGGGCTGTCGGGGGAGATATAACGGGTGTTGAGGTGAGCGGCTAGCCCGCTCCACCGGGAGTTATGACATGGTAACACTTACCCTTTGCGGAGAGATAATCTACATCGGCAACACTCAAAAGTGCCGAACCGCCTTTAACGATATGGACAAGAGGGGGCGAATATGGCTAGAGGAAGAGTTCAGGTTAATCGGATTAGCTGATACGCCGGTAGTCGAGAAAGCTGTCAAGATGAAGATGGAGAACAAGAGGTTGGTATTTACGGAGTCAAATTTTGGTAGGTTGATGGAGGGGGTATGAGCGAGATTAACAAGAGAATTGCATTATGGTTGGGGTGGACGGATGTTTACTTTGGTCACAATGGGGAAATGTACGCCAAGATTGTGCCTGAGTGGACTTCCCGTACCAGCGTAAACGGAAGGTTCCGCGATAGGGACACTGACGCCATCGCCCTCCTACCGGCTCTGGTGGAGAGGGGGTATCACATGCAGTTGTGTAGTGTGGAATACCCCGACGGAACTAAGATGTGGAGGTGCAACCCATATTTGCTGTCAGATATTGATATGTGTTTCGGCCCCACCATTGCCGAAGCTATCACAAGTTGCGTAATCCAGTTGATTGAGAAGGAGGGGAAATGACAAAGGGTGATTTGCATGAGTACGCAGATATCAACCATTCGGAGCGTAACGCACTGAGGGCGGAGATTGACCGCCTCACCGCTGAGAACAACGAATTAAAAAAAGCATTAGAGCAGATATACTCAGGGCGGTATGAGCTGGGGGACGTTTTCGACATAGCCCGTGAAGCACTTAAGGAGGGGAAATGATGAAAAAGAAACACATTGAAGAAGAGTTTGACCGGTTCTTTGAGTTCCCCACCGATGACCGAACCCATGTTACCAGCACATCGGCTAAGCTCTTTGCCCTGCACATTGCAAGGCCGTTGCTCGACGCCATCAAACAGACCTTATCCGAAAACCGTCATCTGGCAGACGGGGATAACTGTACGCTGATTGAACTGAAACGGGTGATAGGGGAGGAGTGATGAGAGAAGAGATTATACTAATGAACATTTTTGAGCGGGAAAACTGGTATGAGAAGGAGATTGACCGGCTGATGGCCGAGAATAACGAACTGCGACAAGTAATGAAAAGGATTGATTCAGTCAACGACCTGATGTTTGACGTTCTTTGCCGCACTGCCCATGCACTCAAAGGCGAACCTAAGCCACTTGAGGAACAGAAACTACACGACCTGCCTGATATAGCGCAAAAGTATAAGACGGCGCTGGAACTGATTGCACAAGATAAAATCGGGTACGGTCACATGGGGTGCGGTGAACCAACAGCCGTTGCTAAAATTGCACAAGAATCATTGGAGAAGCAATGGCCGACCCCGCCCGCTCAGTAAAGAGGACGTTCAAGGAGCACCGGAGGCTAGCACAGGAATCATGCAGAAGCGTCCCATGTTCCCCTGTGGCTCGACTTTTGGCGGGAGATGAGGGTAAGGTATTGCCGCCGTGCTGTATTTTGCGTGTGGGAGCGGGAATTTCAGGGGCGGATTTTATGAAACTGAAACTGACAAAAGGGCTTGGCTTTCCTTGCGACGTGTGGAGCGTAGATGACTGGAGGGATTTTTACGCTGCACTGAAATGGGCCGCAAATCGCATGGTAGCCCGCAGAACCCCTGTAAAGGGGAATACAGAAGAAAAAGGAGCAGCGCAAATGATGAGAGCAAAACTGAAAGTGTCATCGGTGGAGCAGTTTGAAATTGGAGAAAGGCTGAAGTTCAACGCAGTGGCGGCTAGCGGTTATCCGTCCGACGGAACCGACGAAAACAACACCTATGCCAAGTTCACCCCTTTAGCTTCATTGGAAATGTTTGTCAACAATCCAGCGTTGCAGGGGCAGATTAAACCTGGCCAGTCGTTTTACGTGGATTTCACCCTGGCAGAGTAGCCGATAACCGGACGGCTTGTTCCGGTACTGCAAAGGAGGGGAGAATGATTGACTTAGATGCGACCTTTAAGAAGTACAACGATGACTACTCGGAGTTTAAGCGCGTGGAAAACAAACTGCACCCCCGGCCTGACCTTTGCGCCTTTCTGCTGCTGGACAAGCTGCTACCGAATGATGGGCGCGACATGGTTTGCGGGGCTGAACACGACGAGATTTTCCTTGATGTTGACTGTGAGAAGTTGGCGGCAGTGGCGACGGAAGAAGACATTCTGATGCTGACGCGCTGCGGAGTACGCTATGATAGTGGCACGGACAGCCTAGCTATGTTTACATGAAAGAAAGCAGGAAAAAGCCCGCGCTGCCCCAAGGAGGTGGTGAGGCAGCGCGGCATAGCAACTATTTTTTGCCGGTGAACCACGCAACAAGTGCCATGACCATCGCAAGGACAATCCCTGTCCCGTTGCCGGATTGCCCTTGTGTCATCTCGTAAGCTTGGTATCCTGCGGTTGCCACTGCCGGAATAGCTCCTGCTACGGTGGTGATAATGTCTTTCTTCTCTACAAGAAACTCTTTCATGATTGTCTCCTTTTTGTTTATGCCAACAACCGAATGTAGCATTTGGTCAATGCCTGTTGACGGATCTTGTTCCATACCCCGTCACCGGAAACGCTGTCCCGTTCGCCTTTGCCGTTGGTGTTGCCCTCAATTGTCTTGATGAAGTCGCCATGTTGATCTTCGGCAACAATCCCGATATGCGAGAAATCAAAGATAACCAAGTCGCCGGCTTTAGCCTTCTCAGTTTCAGTCAGGACTTTTAGCTTGTTCGCCTTCGCCCACTTCTCCCACCCGAAGGCGGAAGCGTCACGGCAGCGCCATGCAGACAACGAATGGAGTTTTAGCGCATCGGCAACGCCTTCCTCCTGCAACCATTCCCTCAGGCACCATGCCACGAAAGCCGCACACCACGGCCATGCTCCCGGTGCAAGCCAAGTAGCAGACTGATATTCTCGGATACGGTCGCCGCAGTTATTACCGCCGACTTCACGAACACCGACTTCAGCTTGAGCGATATCAACAAACCTTTTCAGCAAGTCACGGTTATTCATTTCCCCTCCTTCCGTGGATGTCTTTCATCACACAGTTGCTTCATTGCCTTTATATCTCCGTTCACACCAGCTAATTCGGTGGCCGTGTTGGTTTTAAGTTCTTCAAGACTTGTCGCCATTCGGCCCATCGTAACTTCCATTGTGGCGATTCTGCCGTCCGTCTTATGCCAAATATAAAGCAGTGTCCCAATTAAAGCCCCTCCGGTAGTGAATACCGTTGCACACAGAAATTTTATCGCGGCAGTTACAACGTCAGGATGTGCGATATAATACGATTCGGGCATGTACTCCCCTCCTTTGGTCACTTGAAGTAAGGGGGCATACACCCCCTTTTGGTCTAGCCCTTACCGCTTTTCGGTTTCTTTATCGGCCTTGGTCGTGGTGCCATCGCTGTCTTTTTCATCTCACCCTCCTTGTTGGTTTCTTCACTTAGGCTTCTCCCGGTTGTGAATCATCCTGTTTGTATCTCCACTGGTTATTGACTCGCTCAAGGACCTTTTCTGCTATTTCTGATGGGACTATACAGCTCGGGTAATTTCTACGCTTTTGCCATTCAATGCTGCGACTGACACCGGCTATACTTTCTACAGCATGGTTAGTTGCCTGCATTGCCTTGAGGAAAGCACGGAGATAGTCTTGCTTTTCTTTTGGAAAACCTCTGACTTTCATCGGATTTGCTAAACATGTTTTGATATCAATATCTAACTGTTTTTCCATATTCATCCCCGTCCTTTCTGTTTAACCGCTGCCGCTATTCCCTGCGCCTTTTCCATCAACGGTTCCATTTCTCCACTTGCCGCCCACATGACATTTCCCTTTTGAGCATGATGGTGCATGGAAGGATAATCGGTAATCACTTCTCCATCTCTGGTCACGCAACAATCGCACGGTCCTGGGGAGGGATAACCGAGGGCTTCGCTGTCGTTGCCGGAAAGTATCTGATTAAGGTGATTTTGGATTTCTGGCGTGTCTTTGGCAAAAACGTACACTGTCCCATTACCGAGGGAGAGAAATGGCTTCTCAGGCTGAATTTCGGCTTTCTGAAACTCTTTTAGCGTCATCTTTACCGCAGGTTTGACAGTTCCGTCGATATCCTGCAATTCCAGCGAGTCTTTGCCCCTCACCGCTGCAGTTTCAAGATCGTCATGGGTAGGTCTGCCAACAAACTTCAGGTCGAACTCTTCCTTTGGAATGTCAGAGTAGAATTTCCGGTGGAGACAGTCGCACAGTTCTGGGGTGTCCATGTCGTCGTATTCGGGATGGGATTTGCGGAATTTCTCAATCATTGCCGAATACCGAGGGGATCAAGTAGAACCGCTTCTTCAAGTTGGCTCATGTCGCGGTCTGCTTGCTCCTGCCCACCCTTCGCCCCTAGAGCAGCCGGTCCCATAACTTGACCCGCTATTTTGCGCCACTGGCTCACAGGAACATTTTTACCTGTCTGTGCTTTGTAGAGCATGACCGCAAGCCTTGACTTGATACGGGGCATTTCAAAGATGCTCATGATCGTATTCGCGGTACTTGCCGGTGAAGGTGCGCCACTCAGGGCAACCCTCAGTCCAAGGCTTGTGATGTCCCGATTGCCAACCCTGCCGACAGCCTTAGCGAGTTCATTTTCAAGAGTCAGGAGGGCGGCTGATTCCTTATTGATTTTGGCAAGGTCGGGGTATAGTCGTTCAAGTTCAATCCTTAACCCTCTGCCGACAGCCTTGTATGCCCGGTTGGTTGCCTTGCTTCGGTCATCGGTGGCGAATGAGGCAATGTCCTGCAAGGTCTCTTTTAGAGTCTGAGCATCTTTTACCCCAATGGTCGGAGTTTGGGAATAACGGGCATACACATCATCGACCGCTTCGGAAAGTTCAGGGTGCTGATTGCGTACCCTGTCAAACCGTTTCTTAATGTTGTCAAGAGGACGCAAAGCCCGGGAGGTATCAATCACATCCCCTGCTGTATCACCTTTGTCAATGATGCTGTTTACCTTCGACTTGTTGCCTGCTACGGTCTGCCACAAGCGGTCATAGCTTTTTTCATTCGGCAGATATCCCCCTTCAATGCCGGTCTGGATAGCATGTCTGCGGTCTACCGGAGAAAGAACTTTTGGGTTATTGCTGAACTTCATCCCTGATTCGTACAGGACTTTAGGAAGTTTGGATGGTAAAGCAGAAATAGCAGACCTTATAGGACGGGAAGCTAAAGCCGCCCCCGGTATCTGAAAAGCAGCCCCTAATGCGGTATCTGTTGCAAACTTTTTCAAAGAGTCTGGCCCTTCTCCTTGTTCCTTACCGAGAGCAAAGTCAGCAAGCCTCTTGCTTCCAGCATAGCCAAGTCCCGCGCCTCCAATCCCGCCAGCAGGACCAGCGACAGCCGTACCCCCTGCTGCTCCCAATCCTGCCCCCACACCCTCTATGCCAGCCCGTGCAACAGCCCTCCCCGCCCCGTACAGACCGTATAAGTTCGGGTTCTTTCTTCCCCATTCGGGAACATCTTCTTGTGGCTGCGGAGTTTCTTTAACCCCCGTTGCTTCTCTCACGCCCTTTAGCTGCTCTTCAGGGGGGAGAGTGGCAAAGTCGGGGTCCATCTCCGCAAAGGCTTTCTGCTGTTCCTCGATGGGGAGTTTCTGAAACTCAGGGTCTTTGGCAATAGCGAAGATATCGGCCATCACTTAATTCCTCTTGATTTCTTGTACTCTTCCCATGTTGGAGCTTTTGGGCTAGAGGGGGTATTTCCTTTCGGGACACCACTTTGCCGTGCGCCGAGAATCTGCTGCTCTTTCTTTTCCAAATACTTGAGCGTGTTTTCCAGCTTCGCACCGAAAGCGGTTTCCCCATTTTTGGTGTTCGGCAGTTCTTTTTCGAGTCGGGCAATCTCAGGAGCCGTCCATGCTGCACCGGAGCGGAGTTTACCCTGAATGTTGAACTGGTTTTGTACCAGAGAGCGGAATATCTGTTCTTCTTTGTCTGCCCCGATATCCGTTGCCCCAGTGACACCACCCGTCACGTTGTCGATCATCCCTACCCATTTACGAGCTTTCTTGTTACCTTGCCATGTGTCCTTGATGGCTTGAACGGTTTCCCTCAGTTGCCGAGTTGTAGACAGATCTTCTTGAATACCCGCAGGAAGTTTTTCAGCCGGTCCACCGGGAATAGGCTCAAGGTTCCCGTCAGAGGTAAATCTGTAGCCTCTCGGTGCAATCCCATATCCGCTTCTAATATTGATGTTGTTTATCGGTGCCTTATCTTCAGCATCCTTCCTGAAATCCCCTAGAAGATTACTCTGTCCGGTGATGGTCTTGTTGCCAAGCTTTCGTATCTCAGAAGGTCCGTAGGTCTGCCGGTATTGGTCCCGCGCTTCGGCAATAGCCTTGCCCACTTCATCCGAATCACCCACGTTGTAAGTCGCTGCCGCCTGCCGGATATCGCTTTCAACTTCGGGCATGGGAGCATAACCGCCCCTCCCTGAAAGTCTTTTCTGTTCGGTCGGTGAAGTGGAAGGTCCGGTAAGCCCTGCTATCGAGGATTGGAAATCAGCGAGACTTTTCGACTGTTGCCCCTTCTGCTCCTGCTCCTGTCGTTCCCTTATCCCGACATTGTAAGCCATCGTGATATCGTTTAAGGCACCTTTGGCAAATCTGGCAAGGTTTGAAGCATCCGAGTCGGGTATCATGGCGAGAGCCCGCCCCGGAGCCATGCCGGGGTTATCCCTCATGACCTGTTGGAACTTTCCGTAAGATTCCCCAAACCCTTGGGAGTCTGCACCGGTGCGGAACTGGTCAAGAAGGGAATCCCCTTGTTTGGTCAGATTCGCCATCGTGTTGGGGTCATTCACCCCGTACTTGTGCGCGGTTTGCTGGATAAACTTCACGTCATCTGGACTTTGCGCCTGCTGATAGTCAGAGAGGACTTCCGTTGCTGCCGCGTTGTTCTGCCGCGCTTCCGAGTCGCCTTTCATGGTTCGGTACAGGTCGTAACCCGCCATGACAGGTCGGATTACTTTCATCGGGTCGAAGTCATAGTATCGGTTCATATCACCTCCTGCGGAAGCGCATCAGCTTGGTAAATTCATCCTCTCTTTGCTGCTGAGGGGGGCGGTTCCCTTGAGGGAGTTCCATCATCTGCGCTCTGCCGGGAGAAGGGGCGGACTTGGAAAAGCTGTCAAGTTTCTTGTAAACGTATCCCGCCGTTTCCGGGTTCTTGCCCCATTCCACTTCATTCCAACTCTTGTTTCCTCCCTGCTGGAAGGGCTTGTAATACTCCGTGTTGAACCGGTCGAAGTTCATGGAGTCAACCGAGTTTACCGAGCCCGCTCCCTCTACACCTCTAGCCGCCTGCACCTGATTGATGCTGTTCAAAGCATTGGGGTCCCATCCCCCCGGCACTGAACCGGCAGAAGAACCGGCGTTCATAACCGCATCCCCGCTGGAAGCTCCCACCTCGCCCAAACTCGCCCCGCTGCCCATTCCTTCGGCTGCGCTCCCTGCGGCACTTCCGGCTGTACTAGCAGCACTCGCCGCTTCCCCCGTCCCTTCGGCTGCACTGGCAAACCCTGTAAACCACTCGCCCATTTACCGCCTCCTGAACTTGTCGAGATAACGAATGTCGTTTACAGCGTCAGAACCTATCCTGTTCTGTTCATCCATCTTCGGTGTGAACTTCTCCCCTATCCCCGGAGCGGAAGCGTTCAGCGAGTAATTTCCCCACGCTGAGGCTAGGTTCTGCTCATGCCCCGGAGTGGAACTTTCCCCGATATACTGATTAATCCCGTTCTGCATGGGACCACCCCATATCTTTGCCGTTTGGGAAAGTTCAAAATCCTGCTGCCCCGTTTTCGGGTTGGTCTGGTAGCCGCCCATTATATGCTCCACCCGCCGCCTGTTGAGGTTGAGATAGTCCCGGCGTTGCCGGTGTAAAGACCGGAGAGCTGTTCAACCGGTTTCCAGTTAGCCGCAAACTGATTCTGATCTTGCGTCAAGTTGAACTGATTCTGTGCCGATGAATTAGCAAGGTTCGCTTGGTTAAAAGCCTGAGCAGCGTTCAAGCCCCAGGCATTTTGAGCATTTGCCGCGTTCATGGAGTTCTGGTTCTGCGTATTGAGAGTCGTGTTGTAAAGATTCGCATTGTTCAGCATATTTTGGTTGTACTGGTCCGAACTCGCCAGATTAAATTGATTCTGGTTTTGCGCGTTTTGCGAATTTAACTGAGCCATAGCCTGATTATAGGCGTTGCCCTGAGATGCGTTGAACTGATTATTTTGCAGCCCTGCCGCCTGCTGTGCAAGGTTGAATTGATTGGTCTGACCCGTAGTGTTTTGATTCCATGAGTTTTGAGTACCGGCGTTAAACTGATTATTCTGTAGAGCATTTCCGGCATTGAACTGTGACATATTGTTGTACTGATTTCCGGCGTTTTGATTGTAGGCATTCACCTGTCCTGCGTTGTATTGCGACATCTGATTTGCGTTCTGAGCGTTGAACTGATTATTTTGCGTTTGCTGGTTGCCGACATTAGTATTGAAGGTGTTTGATGCCAAAGCATTGGCAAGTCCGGTCTGAGTAAGGTTTCCGGCGTTAAATTGGCTTATTGCGGTTTGCTGATTGCCGACGTTCTGATTCCATGCATTTTGCGCCCCGGCATTGAATTGCGAGTTTTGCGTCTGGTTCTGCGCGTTGGCAAGATTCAACGCCGTCTGCTGATTGCCGATGTTCTGGTTGTAGCTATTGGCGGCAAGGGCGTTGGCAAGTCCGGCCTGCGAGAGATTACCCGCATTGAACTGGTTTATCGCAGTCTGCTGGTTGCCTGTATTGGTGTTGTAGGCGTTTGCCATTTGTGCATTGAACTGGTTATTAGCCCCGGTCTGATTACCAATATTCTGGTTGTAGGCGTTTTGGGCTGCAGCGTTAGACATGGAGTTTTGGTTTTGAGCGGAAGCATTGGCAAGTGATACCTGATTCTGCGCCCCGGCATTTTGGAGATTCACGCCCGTTTCCTGATTACCCACGTTTTGATTGTAAGCCGTTTGGTTTCCGGCGTTGAACTGATTCATGTTGTTAGCGTTACCGGCGTTGAATTGACTCCACGCGTTTTGAGCATTGCCGATATTTGTGTTATAGGCGTTTTCCTGCCCTGTGTTGAACTGAGCCAGAGCCGCCTTTTGAGCATCGGTCGAGAGATTGAAACTGTTCTGAGCGTTGGTGTTTTGGAGATTATAATTGTTGAGTCCCGAAGCGTTGAACTGGTTTGCCGAGTTAGCCCCCGCTGCTCTTTGAAGGGCGTAATTGTTCATCGCCTGCTGCTCTTGGGACTGTAAAGAGTACCGTTGGTTGGTAGCGTTTGCAGCGGCATTTGCTATGGTTGCGGCGTACTCACCCTTGAGAGCGTTCTGGTCCCTTTCAGCAAGGCCGCTGCTGTAGATGCCACGAGCAGCAAGTGATTCGTCAAGCCCTGCTACATCCTTGTCTCTTTGGGCCAGAATAGGCGCAAGATACCCCGATGTGAGTTGCTGCTGAAGGGCGTCGTAATCCTGCCCTGTGAGGCTTTTGCCTTGTCCGGAATCGACGTATTGAGATCCTGCAAAGGGTTGGGCTTGATTGTAAAGCGACCATCCAGACTGTGCTTGGCTGGCAGGAGCGTAGTTGGCAAACTCAGCTTGAGCTGTGGCTGCTCGTTCGGCAGGGGCAAAGTTACCCGTATTCGCTTGGGTTGCATTTGCCTGCGTAGCCGAAGACTGAGCTACCGGAGCGTAATTTACGTTAGCCGCTTGAGAAACAGGGGCGTAATCACCTGTTTTGGCGGTGGCCTTTTCTCCATCTACTCTTTCCACTGCGCCATAGTTGCCTAGCGCGGCGTTTGCCGCTTGGCTCTGCGCTGACTGGCCGTAATTCCCGACTGAGGCTGTCGCTGCATCGGCATTCGTCACCTTGCCGTAATCACCCAAAGCTGAGGTTTGGTTTATGCCGGTAGCCGCCTGACCGTAATCAAATCCTTTTGCTGCGACGTTGGCTGATGTTTGCGCGTTACCGTAGGGAGTCATGTTAAGAGACGAAAAGCCTGACTGCTGCGCTGAAGGGTTTGCTTCCGGCTTTACGTAGTTCTGCGCCAGTTGCATATTATAATTGGTCTGATAGTCGTTTTGCAGCGCCGGTGCCAGATAGTCGGGAGACATTATATTGTCAGAACCGACATAGTTCGATGCTTGGTATTGCGGCATGGCGGTCTGAAGTTTGGAGTAATCAACCGACTGAGTTACCTTGCCGGTCTTCGGGTCTGTCTGGGAGTTGAAAATATCGTTCCCGAAAACTCCTTTCAGTGAAGCATTATACGCTGCCGTCTGCTGTTCAGGGGTCAACGGCTTACTGGTTTGACTTGTACTATTTGAGCCCATAAAATCCCCCTTTCTGCGACGGGTAGTTTTTCCAGCCTTTTCCCGAACGGTGCCAGTGGACACCCTTGTTGCCTTTCTTGCGGATTCTTCTTATTAGTTCCGTCATGCCTTCCTTCACTCCACATTCGGGGATATACATAATCTCCCCATTGGTCAGAACGTCCGGTCTTAGGTGGTTTTCAATATCCTTTAAGCCTTCTTTTGTGACCAGCCACCAGCAGACGAAATATCTATCTTTGCTGTAAAGAAACTGTCCCGTAGCGAGACAGGAGATGACGTGTTCCTGAACGTAGCCTTCAATCTCCTTATAAGGACCGCCGCACTCCTGAAGAAAACCCATGACCTCGTTGAACAGTTTCCTCCCGACAGTTTCCCATTCAGGAGGACGGTACATCAGTAAACCACCATCAGAACACCGGTCGAAGTCCTGTACACTTTTCCCACCGCCAATCCACCTGCGAGAGCAGCAGTGTTATTGGCATAGACAGGCAGACTGCCAACCGAAAGGTTTTTGACACCCTCGATAATTTCCAGAATCTGCCGGTCGAGCGGTTGGGGGAAAGATGCAATCTTCTTTATCATTCCGTCCGTCCTTTAGAATGTGTTCAAGTCTTCCAATTTCCCGTAGTACACACCGTTGACTACCGTGAATTTAAGAATGTCTACCCCTGCCGTCGTGAAAGTTGGCTGTACACCCCCCGCCCATTTCGGACTGAATCCAAACTGCACGGTATGCGCTCCGCCGTTTGTGAGTATCAGCCAGAACACCGTGACTCTTGGCGCGGCGGGAGTGTTGGAATCGGTAAATGTAATATTCCCGGTGACTGTCTTTGAAAAGTAAGAGGCCAAGGTGGGGTTGATTGCCGTATCCGAAAGAGCTAGATATTTGTAAAATATCCCTGCATCGAATCTCTGGTATCCAGTGAAAGCATTTGCTGTTGATTGTATGCCGGATACAGCATTAGCTACAAAAGCCGTTGACGCTGCCTTAGTTGAACTGTCGCCTCCCGATGGTGTTGGAATCGTAACAGTGCCTGTGAAGGTCGGGTCTGCGGTCGGAGCCTTACCTGCCATCGCCGTTGTCACAAAGGCTGTGGATGCCGCTTTGGTGCTGTTGTCTCCTGCTGTCGGAGTGGTTATAATCACCGTGCCGGTGAAGGTAGGGCTTGCAATAGGTGCTTTTGCTTCTACCGTGGCATTTAAGGCGTTTACGTAAGTTTCAATTTCGGTAAAGTTGCCGTTCACCTCATCGGCAATCGCATCAGTTCCCGCCGTGAACTCATAGGGTATGATTAAATCAGCCATGTCATAAGCTCCCGATTTCCCGGTACTTGGTTAAATAACCGAGAAATTTCAGTCTGTTGGTTGTCTGCACCTGAAAAGTTATCGCATCCCCCCTCACGGCATGAAGCCATATTTCAGGGGAGAACCGCCCCACCGGACCCCATAGTTTTTCATCCCAATGCTCCCCCCACTTAAAAGACAGCAAAGGAGAACTGACGGTGGAAGTTGAGCCGACTATCCGTCTGAAGTCCACATCCCACGAAATTGCCAGCGTAGACTGGAACTGCGACAGTGCGTCAAAGTCAGGTTTGAACATCCGGTAAAGTTTCGACCTGGCAGTCCCTTGGTTTCTCAGCGCCGTCTTGATCGTGGTTGTGATAGCGGTTCCGTCATCGTCATCTGTATCATCCAGCACATAGACAAACCCGTTGGAATTGTCGCCTATAATGACCCCGTGTGGACCGCCTGCGGCAGTGCTTGAACAGATAGAGCCTATATTCAGACTGGTAAAGCTAGTTATGCACCCATAGTTCTGTTCAATGTTCAAAACGGTATCGCTACCGATACCGACAAGAAGTCGCCGGTCTGCATGGTGGAAAGCACAGACCACCGTCGAAGGGGTCAAGTTTGCCAGCAGGTTGTCATGTGTCGGTGGAAACTTCTGTACTCCTGAAAGGCTGTAGCTGAAAATCCCGTTTCTGGAAATGAACACTCTCGAAGAAGGGTCTGCCGCGTCCGTCGCTACCACCCCAACACCATCAGTAATGGATGAATTGCTTACGCTGAACTCGCTTGACGTAGCCCCATACAGAGCAAATATGGATTGCTGCTTGGCAATTACCATCCCTCCCTCGACAGGCAGAAGGGCGGTTATCTCGTCACCATCGCCGTCACGGACATAGATGATATTCAGAGCGTCCCATGTGGCGTAGGTTTCCAGCCCTGAAAACCTGACCCAGTTGGGATGGGTTATATCGGTGAACCAAAGCCGTGAAGCGTACAAAGCGATAAGTGCAGACTTGGGAGGACTGCCGGCAAGATCGGTGCATGTTGTCCCGTTGTAGGAAAAAGGGTTCTCCGTCCCGTTGGTGAGAATGATAACGTCGCGCCAGACTACTGACCGGAGTTTGCTGTTTGTGGTCAAGCCGGTCTTTATTTCCGTCCATGACGTGATTGCTGTGGTCCCGTCCCACTCTGCCGAATACAAAGATGTGCCGTGCTGCACAATAAGGTAAGTGGTTCCGTCCTCCTGATTGTATTCATGGACGGATACGACCTTGCCCGTACCGAGAGAATCAGTGTTCAGTTTCCGTTTACCAAGTCGGGTTTGTAGAAGGCCTTCGGAAGTGATGATACAGTTGCGGGCAAGACTGACCTGATTCCCCTGTATCCTGTCAGGAACAAGCTGGCGGTTCTCCCCCCCCGTGAAATCGAGGACTTTTTCATACAGCCATGTTGGTTGAATGATTTCCGGCATTTATCCTCTGGAGGTGACGTAGCCGCGTGAGCTTCTTTCCGGCAACGGCTTTCTGAGGTTGTCCATAGCCCTCAACTGTTTCAGTTCCTTTTCCGTAAGACCGAGGGAAGGGAGGATATCGTTGTCCTTATCGTACTCGTAAGCCGCTGAAACCAATGCTCTGACAAAATAAGTCTGGCATTCATAGGGGAAGATTGTTGCCGTGGAAACATCGGTGTAATCAGCGGTCATGGCTGCGGTGTAATTCAGATCAATCGAAGTGACATCATCCAATTCGTGCAGAGTGATTGAAGTAGCTCCAACGGTAAAACCGATTCTTTCCTGAAACACTTCGCTGTCAGACAGAGGTTGAACGAAAAGATAATCCCCGGTGTTCACGGAACGGACACGGCCAAAGTCTGAGGGGAGGGCAAACACTCCGCTTCCTATGGCGATGGTCGCGCTTTTTTTCAGAAACTCCCATTTTCTTGGATAGTTCGCCACTGAGCGCATGACCGAGTTGAGCCACGACAGCAGGCGTGTCCGCATGTCTGTTGAGTTGTCGTGTACCCTTGTGAGGGCTTCGGTCAGGATTGCGGCTGTGTTGCAGTAGTCCATGATTATTCTCCCTACATTCCGAACCATATGGCGTTGCCGGTCGTAACAGCTACCGCCCCGATATCCACGCCCCCTTCCCCTGCGCCCTTGAGTGCTGCGGTTGTCGGAGTGAACCCTTTCCTGATCCACGACAAAATCTTTGAGGTCATGTATGTATTGTCATACGTTGCTGCGCTGCCATACCTGTCCCGTCCGTTCAATTTCACCAGTTCGTTAAAAACTTCAGTCCGGCTGGTTTTGCCGTTGTAGGTGGCGGTCTCGCGGGTCCTGTCCAGGAATGCATAATTGGTACTGAGAATATCGTGGGCCGCCCACCCCTCGCTGGTATCCTTGGTTAATAGCGAGCCGTCGAACGCCCAAACATCTCCTACGGTGTGCCCGGTAGTGGCCCCGAATTTCACCGTGAGGTATGTGGCTGCGGTATCCACAGAGGCGTAGCTGGTAGCGCAGTTTTGATCGACACCATTCCATGTGGCACCCCCATCCTTGGAAAACTGCCATTTGTCGGGAGTGCCGTTAGCGGTGATTTTCACCTGGAAACTCGTGGTGCCGCTGCCGAGGTAGGTGCGGTAGACACTCAGGTCATCCAGTCCTGAACCGGTGAACACGGGAGTACTCATTGCCGGGATGTCAAATATATAGGGCGAATCGGCTGACCGGTAATCGGTGAACGTGCCGCCGCCGAGATTGTAGAAACTGTTGTAATCGCTGTAGTACAAACGTCGCATGTTCGAGTTTTGCTGAAATACTGCGGTCGCGGTGGTAGTGCCGGTTCCAGCAAAAATGTTGCTGGACATTTTCAGGCTGGAATGTTGCGGGTTGTACCCTGTTTCTGTCAACAGACCAAACCCGTAGTCGCCAGATGTACCGTTATCCAGAACAATGGTGTTTTGCTTGAATAAAATGTCTTCTGTCCCTGATGTTCCCAGCTGGCTAAGTGCTGCACCACCCCCAATAAAAAGATTGGTAGTTATCTCTGCTCCCCCTGCTCCCGATATAACCAGGTTATCCGCCCCCACATTTTCACCGTCAAACACGTTATCGGTGATCATGCTGGGAGTTTTCCCAGCAGTGTACTGAATTATTACCCCGTGCCAGTTATCCGATGTGGAAGTGAGCAGATTGTTTTCAAAACCATCCCCCTGGGTAAGTATTACAGTCTCCCCCAGGGCATATGGTGCGTCTTCCCAATATCCTGCAGAGTCGGTAATGGTGGAGGAAAATGAGTTATAGCCGACAGCCTTCCAGTTCAGGAGTGTGGTCCCGGTGATAGTCGTAAAGGCACCAAAAATTAAACTTGGCACAGTCGGGGAGTCGTAATCCCCCGCAAAACTGCAATCTTTGATTTGCCTAGTGGTAGGAGATGCCCCGGAGGATGCCACATAGATGGTTGCTCCGGTATAAATTTTCCGACCGGCCCGGTAGGTAACTAATCCCCGCACGTCGCAGTTGCGAATGTCCATGACGGCCCCGGAGACCTGAGTTGACCCGCCCCAATTCCACGATGCCATCGGCGCGGTGACGCCGTCAAAATAGACATGATCGAACGTGAGACCATCGTAGGCGTGAATGCCATTGGTGTTGGCGCCATCGTCAAAACCCACTATGTTGGTGTACGCCAGACTTACAGTACCCTTGTTGTACGACCCCGTTGTGTATGCCGGATACGATACCCAACTGCCGGTGGTCCCGAAAATCGTCACCGGGGATACGGCTGTGCCTGCTGATGTGAGATTATAGGTGCCGGTGGTGAATGTGGCCGGGTTCATCCTGACACTACTGGAACTCATGTTCAGAAAGGCCCCCGCCTGGAGTGTCACATTGGAATTGACATTGCTGGCGGTGGCTAATGACAGGTCGCCGGTTGCGGTAACGTGCGCGTTGGAGGAATAGACGAGAAAAGCTGTGTTCCCGGCACTGACTGTGCCTACTGTCGTTGCCGGTTGCGTAACTGTCCCGGATATGACTACACGGTCGCCGGTAGTGCTGCGGCTGGTTATGGTCGCGGTATCCCCCACCTGGGGGTAGGTGCTGTTGCAGTCGGTCCAGGTGGCCGCGTCAGTCCATAGTCCCGATTGCGCCGACACGCAGGCATAAGCCCACGCATTGGAAGCAGAAAGGGTAAATATCAGTACTATTGCGATTTGTCTTAGCATCCCCCCTCCTTATTGCATGTTTTGCGATGCAGCACAGTGGGCTATGGTGTCGTACACACGGCAAGCGATATCGTCCACCTGACCCGCGCCGGTCGATTGCACATTCGCGCTGCCCCCCGGCCATTTCACCGGTGTTCCGCCTGTGTACTGCAGCGCGAGGGTGTAAGGGCTTGCGCCCTGTGCCACGCGGAGAAACAGTTTCCGGCTCTTGCCGCTGGCGCTGAGGGCGATGGTGGCGGTGCAGTTACCGCCGAGGGTGAGGGTCTGTTCTTCGCCATTGGCCGGGTCGATAGCGACGGTGGTTGTGCAGGTGCCTGCGTCGTAGACGGTCATTTCAGACGGTGCTTTACTCGACTCTAACTCATTGACCGCGCCTTGCACCGTGACAGATGAAATGTTGCCGAAGGGGGTATTGGTAACTTGCCCGGCAGTTACCGTAGCTGCCCCACTATGCGTTGAGGTGTACGCCCTGAACACAGAATTAGTTACCGGCCCACCTGTACCCGGTACTGCCACGTAGTCCAATTTCCCCGTAAACGGGTTGTAGACCGTATCCGCTGCGTAGGCTATACCTACCAGACAGAGAATGGCTACAAAGGGCAATATGCGCTTTATGTGGCGCTTTACAGGGTCGTATTGGTAGGGATTGTCATGTATCTGAGTCCCTTTGACCGGTTTTTTTATTTCATGGTCATTAAACAAAGGTTCCTCAACAGTGACAATTTTTGTCACAACCTCAGCTTTCTGCTTTCTGTTAAAGAAAAAGCCGATGACAACAATGAGGGCGATAAAGCTAATAAAGAGCGTCATATTCAACGTACTCCAAGGTTGCGCGGTCTGCCCACGTTGTGTTCAAACTGCCTGTACCGGAAGCGTAAAAGGTTATATGTTCGTCAGCCGTGCCAGCATCGGTGTGCTTGGCAATGACATAGAAGCCATCGTGATGGAGGTAGCCGTAATACTTCGGTTCGGAAGCCATGTCAAATCTGACTGCTTCAAAAGCATCGAGGAATCTACTTACTACGTTGCCGTTTCTATCAGTGGGGAGAAGAAAAGGAGCATTCGCCATGTTAAGCCTCTTGAAAGAAGAGGGGGTTGCCCCCCTCTCTCAGTTACCAGTAGTATCCGGCACAGTTGACTTCATTGGCAGTGCTGTAGGATTTGAAAGTGATGGAGGTAGTACCGGTGCCGTTGCCGAACCAGACGGTATCGGATGAGGCGTTGTAGTAGGTCGATACGCTGCCGTTCCTGCCGACTTTCACGACAGCAGCGGTGCCACTGGTTGCGCTGGCGGTGCAGTTGAACTTGAGGCCGGTCTTGCCGGTAGCGCTGACGCTTTGAGTTCCCTGAGTGCCGGGAGTTACCGAGAAGATTCCCGAAAACGCCCCCGCGGGAAGAGGCTTGCTGTTCACGTCAAGGGGGACGGACCCTGCGGCAAAAGCTGTCCCGGCGAAGGCCAGAGACAATGCCAAAAGAAGAAGTTTTTTCATGTCGTTTGCTCCTTGTGACTGCGTTCGTGCGCTTTAAGGCCGAGCATGTTGGCGCAGACCCTTCCGCACACGCTGCACTGTAATTTGTTGGTAGGGGCAGGAGGGGTGATTTCCTCCTGCCGTTGTCTTGCTCGTTTGAAAGCTGCGACTCCCATTGTGTCCCTTTCTTTAGATAGCCGGGCAGACGATGAGCCGGTAGTTGAGCGTCCCGGCGGGGTTAACTTCGGTGTCGGTGTCGGTGTTGACGAACATGACCGCTACGGTGTTGGCGGCTTTGACACGAGCATTGCCGATGCCGAAAGTCACCTGGTCGGTGGCGTAGAAGGAAACGACCATATCGGTGGAGAGAACACCCGTTACAGTCAGGTCGATTTCCGCCATTGCATCGGTGGTGTTGGGGATTTCAGTCGGGTCCAGCGTTCCTTCATAAATATGAAGGGCGCGGGTAGCCGGAATGGATTTGGTTTTGGTAATTGCTGTCATCGTCGTATCTCCTTGTTTTTACGTTAATTTGTCACAACTGCGACGGCCCCGATAAATTTGTGATCATTCGCGACACTCGCCCAGTTGGTTGCCGTGGCGAGAGAGGTGTTGGTCGGGTTGGTGTCGGTAACGTTCCACTTGCACAGTTTGAGGTGAGGAACAAAGTGGATGGAGGTCGAAAGCACGTCCTCAAAAGCCAGGATGTCGCGGTCGGTTTCGGTCATGAGGTCTTTCTGCCGGCCAAAGTACATGCACCCTTTCTTCATGATGTAGGTGGTGTACTTTGTGAAATTCTCGGTGGTGGTGTCGGTCGTGACCTTATCGGTGACGATGATGTTTTTGCCGAGGTAGCGGCCCGATTTCGCCATAGCCGCCGGGTCAAGCTTGGTCGGGTCGTAGTTGTACGGGAACGAAATGAGTTGCGCGTTCAGCAGGTCGGTGAACACCTTGGAGTGCATGATGACCGTATCGAAGTCATTCATTGCGTCCCCAATGAGGTTCATAGTGGTGAGAACTGCGTTGTGCGACATGGTAACGGGAGTGCCGGAAGTCACCGCTACGTCATAGACATGAGGAGAGGTCGCACCGGTGCCGAGAGGCCCGGTCGAAGCAAAGAGTGCGTTGAGAACGGAAAAGCCTGACTGCGCCATTCTCTGCGCCCAATACGAGCCAACCTGCTTGGCGAGAGCTTTCTGTGGATCGTTGCCCGAAACGATAGCGGCGAGGTCCCTTGTACCCCATGCGCGGCCACGGTGACAGACTACGCCAATATCCTTGCCGGTGGTGATCTTGCCGGGAGTCAAGGAAGTCGAATCGCTCAGGACTTCATCGGCTTCGGTTGCGTCGAGTTGGTTGTAGAACGGGACTTCTGCAAAGTGACCGCCTTCACGGATATCCACGTTGTTGTAGTCCCTGACGGCGATGCCTGTTTTCTCAAAATCGAAGTAGTTGGAAATTTCAGCGGATGCCATCGGACCCAGGACTTCCGGTACGATGATGTCAGCAAGTTTGGTGGTTGCCATTAGTTTGTCTCCTTACTTAAAGTGCGTGTCTTTAATACGCTGGAATTGTTTCGGATTTTCCCGTGCGAATTTGTTGATTTCCGTAGAAGGCAGTTTCATCAGGTCATTCCATGATTTCACGTCCTGGCCCCCTACTGTCAGTGTGCCGGATTGGTTGACCATCTTCTGCTTGCCTTCAATCTTTGCCTGTTGGTCGGCTTGAGCCTGTTTGCCTATGTTGGCTTCGGCATAGTCATAGAGCATTTTTACCCCTTCTCCAACCCGTCCGGAGTCAACAAGTTCGTTGAACCGTTGTTGGAGAAAGGGCTTTACTGAAAGCTCTGCCTTTAAAAAATTGACGCCCGCATTCCATGATTCGACAGGTATGTGCAGTTCAGTTCTAAGAGCATCGGAAGCCCTATCGATCTGTCTGACCTTTTCAGCACTTATTTGTTGCTGCTGCTGTTGAGCATTAAGCTTTTGCTGGAATTGTGCGGCAAGCTGCTTTTGTTGGAATACCCAATCTCTTGCACGGGCAATGCGGTCCCTGAGTTCAAGGGCATGGTTAGCTACCTGCCAGTTGGCCGCATATTCTTCTGGCGACATAAGAGACAGGTCTGTTTCTATCCCCTGAACTTCTCTCAACGTGTCAGCTATTTCCCTCTCAGTCCTAAACACTTCAGCGGGTGGCGCGAAGTTGGGCTGCATCTGCTGGTTAGCCTGTGCTGCTTCTTGCAACCGAGCAATTACCCTTTGTTCTGCCTCTGCCGCTGCCTGTGCGCGAACTTCGGCCATGCGCTCTTCAAAGGTCTTCTTATTTCCTTGTCTTTCCTCCGTTACCTCTTCGGTTTCCTGTTCGGTGGTTTCGTCGGCATTGCCTTCCTCTTGACCCGACTCAAGAGCATCCATTTCGGATGTGGTATCAAGTCCATCGGCTACTTCGCCCGGATTGCCCTGTTGACCCGACTCAACAGCTATGTCCTGACCAGTGGAGGCTTCCTGTGCTACTTCCATGATTCACTCACTTTCTGCCCTGACGGGCTTTGTGGTCTTTCAGCCATGACCAAAAGGACCACTTGGGTTTACCTGCGTTTACGTCAAAATCGGCGTTCATGATGGTGTCCAGAAGTCTTGGGGCTTCATCGTGAAAGGCTTCATAGAGGGCTTGGATACGGTTTCTTTCCCCTTCCCCGTAAGCTCGGATCATTTTCTCAGGGAGCTTATTAGAGGCTTCAATGAGCTTGGCAAGAACAAGTTGTACCGCAGGGTCGGCAAGCCCTTTCTTGACAATCTCTTTTTCGGCTAGGAGTTTTTCTTTGACATCGGTCATTGTGCGGCCCTTACTGCTCTGCGAACTCTTACCTAATCCCGTTTAGTCATCGGTATCCACGGCAGTTCCGCAGGATAGAAATAGTTTCCGCAGGTTTTACATCCTGACGGATTCCAGACATCCCTTTTGCACTTGGGGCATTCAATTTGCACTCTGCTGCCCCCCTTGGCTCATTCCCATTGCTGCCGGTCCCGTTGCGTCAACCGTCTGTCCGGTCCTGTCCGGGGTGAACATACCTCCACCGTTCTGCTGCTGTTCGGCAAGTTTCGGAGCGTTTATCTTGGAATCGACGCTCATCTGACCTGTGGCTATCTTTTGGATAAGAGCCATTGCCACTTGAGGCTGCAAGGCCATAAGCTGCATGAGGTCAATACTTACCGTGGCCTTGTATTCAACTTCAGGCTGGGGGGGAGCGGGAGGTTGTGCGGGAGTAAAAGCGCCTGCGTCGTAACCGGTTACAACGTTCAACTGTTGGCCTATCTGGCCAAAGTCGGTGGGGACTCCGTGAGACTTGCGCCAGTCGGCAATTTGAATCAACGTCTGTGCTTTCTGCTGGAGGGGGATTGTTCCTAGACCGGCGTTCACCTGAACGTCAAAGTCGAAGTCGAGTTTCCTGAAGTCTACGTTCATTCCATCAAGAGGTGTCTGAAACGGCTGAGGTCCCATAGGCCCTGCCATCGGAGGGACTTTGGAAGCGGCATACCTCGCCACGTTTTCATCGGTTTCCCATGCAAATTCAAGCTGAGCTAAAAGGTAAAGAAGCTGCTCAAAGAAGGTTTCCTTGTAGATTGTAAGAGCTACGCCGATTTTTCCGTCTGCCGCTGCCTGATTCATCTGTACTGTGCCGAGGGTTGCGTTCTGTCCCTTCTGGACTACCCGTTGCCCCATTGCGTTCACGCCGACAGGAATCAAGCCATTCATTTCGGAAGTGATGGAATCGGTCGCTCTTAAAACGTCCATCGCCCCTTGAGGTACGTCGATGTTGCCGAAATCCTCCCCGAACTTCCCTCGCACGACCGGACGGTTAATAAGGTCATCAATGTCAATGTCGGAGTCGGGGTTAACCCACCGCTTACCTTGAAGGAGTTGTTTGGCGTAATCGTTGAAGTTGTTTCGATGGTCGGTAGCTTCATCTTCCAGCGGAGCGATAATCTTTGGTAAGCCTCGCCCGACATTCTCCCAAAGTTCATCATCTGCGTAACCGATGACCACGGGCAGACAGTTGACCTCATTCCCTTTGAAAAAGACCTCGTTGACCGGCTTGTACTTGGAAACAGGAACCTTCCCCTCAAGAGAAAACTGAACTTTCCAGTCATTTCCCAACCGAGCGAAAAAGGCCCAAACTTGAATGTTGTTTAAATCGGTGAAGTCAACGGTATCGGGATTGGTCGCGGTGGTTCCTATATCGGTGTGGATATCAGTTCCGAGGACTTCATACTGTTTCAACTGAGCGGTGCTGATCTTGTCGAAAACACCGTTCCTTACCTTGTTTTCTATTTCAGCGAGAGGAAGTCTCATTTTAACAAGACACCACTGCCCCATGTTTACATCGAGTAAAGGAGCCTTCGGGTCCCAACAGACATCCCTCCCCGGCATGAGAAGGTCAAGCCACCACGTATCCCTGACGGTGAAATTTTCCTTGACGGTTTCCTTACCAACGAGTTGGGGAGTCATTTTCTTTGCAGACTCATAACCCATCTTGTCAATCGGCATGGGACCGTTTGGAGTTAAAACAAAATACTCATCCCGGTTCTTTTCTTTTTCTTCGTACTTCCACGATGCCATAGCACAGACAATCCCATCGGTGAAGAGGGCTTTCAGTGCTTTCTTGTGCCAGGTGACGAATTTGAAGGTTCTTTTACTGCGACGTTTGACGATTTGGGTAAGCCACTGACAGAGAGCGTCCTTTTCCGGTACGCCCATTTCAACAGCGGTGTAGCCCCACGCCTGCGGGTCAAGATGAAACTCCTGAATGGCGCGGTCTACGGCTTGATCTACTACGGTGGTGGATTTTACTGAGGGGAGGCAGGAAAGGTTACGACTTGCGCGTTCTTCGGCGTCGGCCAACTCCATGCGGTAGCGAGAGCGGTTATCGTCGATAGTCTGCTTGAGTCCGCTGTCAAACCACGAGTTGAACGACTCTTCAAGGTCGCGCTGCTTGGAAAGATCCATATTGCGGGTAGCTCCTGTGTGCCTGTCCCGACTTCTTGTAAGCCTCCCACCCGTTGTGAGGGACTGTGTAGGTTAGTGCTGCTCAGAGTGTATAAAATGTACTCTGTTTCGCACGTAATCATAGCAATTGTAATTTGTCAAGCAATTATTTTCAATTAGCGGAGGAACACCCCCTTGAAATTGACCTTATTTCCATCTTTTTTCCGCTCTCCCTTCCTGAACAGGTGGGCAGGCTTGAACTTCTGTAAAGCTAGAAGGTCGGCACGGTCAGGGGACCAACCGAATTTCTTTCGAATCTCCTTCTTGTCGCCAATCTTCACTTTACCGTTCACCCTTTCCTCTTTGATTGCGCCTAACTGTTCGATTAACTCCGGGTCATCGGGAATGGAGATACACTTATTCACAAAATCCATCTTCAGATTCCAGTACATTTCAGCTCGTTTATTGAAAAACTTGACCTCTTCAGAATCAGATAAAGCAGCGGTAGTCCTTGCATCGGCGGGTCGAGCGTCGATATTCCTATTTTTCAAAGCCTTCGGGAGATACCAACCTAAACCGATATTATCCACAAAGACTACAGTAGCATCTTCCTTCAGAAAGACACTTGAGGACCAATCAGCCAGTTCATCAGGGTCAGAAGTCTTTTTCGCATGGATAGGATTAACTATAGGCCCTTGTCTCGTTCCTGCCGTCGAGTCATCCCCACCACCCCCTGCGTCAACAGCCCCAATAATAGGATCGAACTCCGAAACATCAAACTCCCGATCAACCGCTTCCATGATAAGGTCAAAGGGTATCAAAGCGTCTGAATCCAACAGCGGAGGAAGCCCCAGGACGCCAATTCGATACGGAGCCGAGTCTTCACCCTTCTTCTTCAAACGATCAATCTGCTCACGAGGGACGTTATCCGAATCCATTGCATCCCAATGAATAGCTAACCAATCCTCAGACCGAGCACCGGAATTACCCCTGCCTTTACCATGAGTGTCGATCGCATACCCGTAAGTCCGAGTAGGGTTGAAGATCCCGAAAGCGAGATTCAGCTTACCGGTCAAGGTCCGGTCAATAGGTTTAAAGACGGCATCAGGGATACCGGACCATTCGTCTATGAGAACTAACATGTGATCCGCATGACGCCCAGCCAGAGACTCACCCTGTTCTTCAGGGGTAGCCTTAGTGTTGATCGTCACCAACTCAAGAAAGTGTCTCTTCCCCCAATCTTCTTTAATCGGAAGTTTCGCAAACAGTTTGTCATTCTGAACTTCAAAATTAACTTGCAAATCATTTCGGGATTCGGGATTCTTGGGGTCTAATTTCCTCGCCAGACCCCTAACATTCGCCACCTCAGCCCAATAGACATTCTTCAACTGATGACCCGTATTAGCGGTCGCCATCCCCCTTGCATCACGAAAGCAGCTCATGAAGTGCCACGTGATAATCCCCGCCAGGAAGTCTTTGCCGTTACCATTGGAGGACATAATCGAAAGACCTATCTTCTTCGATAACTCTTCCTGTCGAGGATTCAACTCTCTTCCCGAAGCAAGTCTTAACTTCGCCTCGATCAACTCACCCCACTGCTTTAAAGCATCCTCCTGCTGGTAAGATAACCCCGAAGAAGTCGCAGGACGCCCGGTGTAGACAAAGACCCCATCCCGTATCCTCCCCGCTCTCTCCTGAGCCTTGTATATACTGTCCCCAAACATATCCTTGACCCACTGTAAAGGTCGAATTTTCCAGAGGGTAACGGTGTCGAGGTGCTTCTTTGAATACGCCTCTTGCGCCATACGGCAGCACTCCTTTTTGGCTTACCGATGTTTATTTATAATTTTGCAGTGCTCACTCCCATACCAGTGTTGCAGTCAAATTCTCCCGCCAAGACTACCGCTTCATCTGCACTCTTCCCCAAGTGCATTGCCATCACAGCAAAATCTCTCCCTGAACCAAGAGCATGGGGAGCTTCTACCGGCCACAAGACTAACCTGCTTTCCATTCTAAAAACACCGTCCTTAGTTAGAAGCAAAGCGGCGAAGCTGTCTTTATTGACAGAAGGTTTGTCGCAGGAGTGCATCCCATCATCAATCCACTCCTTGACAGCTATCCCTTCTTCCAAATCCCCTGATATGGCAAGAAAGGCATCACTCCCCTTGTATCTTGTAGAGAATATCTTTGTGACCGGGTAAGCCCAACCTGCCTGTGCCATACGGTCTGCCGCCAACATTCTGCCGTCCCAAGCTACTGTAGTCATAACCCCTCCTCCTAAATATCATCGTAGTCAAGACTCCCCCCCCCGTATCGTTATGAGTAACGTCTAAATACCGGCTTTAGCGTTTTGCCGCTTTTGTAAACATAGACGTATTCCGTGCGAACCAAAGGGTATCCCTTGTCCCTATAATATTTCATGTGCCATGCTTCAATCATTTCACCAGTGAAGCCCCATAGGAATGATGCCCCGCAGATGGCATTAACGACGATAAACAGGATGGTGAAACCTTTGATGATTTTGTTAGTCATGATTTCCCCTCTGTTTTCTTGTAAGGCACCCAATCACTTCCACCGCCTGCCCGCTTAACCTCGTAGTGAGGTATCCCGAAAAGCATCTTGAGACAAGGTACGGCTTCAGGAGGCTTGACCTCTGATAACTGCTTTGCAGTGCCCTTGACAGTCTTTGCTACTTTGGCAGGTTTGACAGGTTCCTCAATAGGCTCACCGTCGAAATCAGCCCTACCGCAAGCAGTGTCAGCCAAATCCCGCAACCATTCCGATACGCTCAATCCCTGATTCTTTGCCTCAGCCTCATACATCTTCTTCCGCTCAGCACCAACCCGAATGTTGATTACCGCCATAAAACACCCCCGTTGTATATACACTTCTACCGCCTGTATATACACACTGTATGTACAAGTCAACTAAAAACGTATATACAAACCAGAAATGTATATACAGCCCCTTTATTTTGGTGCGGGGTGAAAGGGGACCATACACAATTTCACGCCCCATGCTCAAGCCACCCCCACCCCCGATTATGCCCTGGCGATCCGACGACGAGCCGCCCCCACTGCCACCGGACCCTTCAGCTAGCCGAGCAGACGGGCCGCTCAACCTGTGGATAACTTTTGTACTTGACATAATAGATCTTAGCCGACGCTGACATAATTTTGTAGAGCCGCTTCTGTATTGAAGAATAGCCAATTGTGGACAGTTTCAAAAGATTATCTGGGTGGCCGAACACTACATCTAGTGGGTCCCTCAGTCATCCGGCAGGTCTGGAGCCTCGGCTACAATGTGGAAAAACACCGACTGGTTGCTCGTCGATTGCCCCCGTTCCAGGCGCTCTTTGTCGTAGAGAGTGCCTGCAGCGATGATCCTGTCGCGGACGCTGGCCTTTTTAATATCTTCCTCCGTTAACGAAGCGAGGACGGTCTCCTGTAATCCCGCTAGAATATCAGCTCTATTCTTCTTGAACGAATCTATGAGGTTATCATCTATGGCATATCGTTTGAGCATTTGAGATATTGCCGGACGGGATACGTTTACGGATTTCGCTACTTGTGCTCTTGTGGCGCCCAGTTCTAACAGCTTCAATACTTTCTTCACGGGAGTTCTTTTCGAGGCGCAGGAAGGCTTTTTGGTGGGTTTATCGGGCATGTTTGTACCCTTTCCTTTCGTTCATTAGGCGGGACAGTCTTTTTTTACCCTTTTCCTCCATTGTAATCAACACATTTTTACATTCGCCCCCAGGGGGAGCACCAACAAGCTAAAGTTCTTTAGTCTCTACATACTATAGGATTCAATCATCTTTACCGGATCATGTCTTTGTTTTTCTCCCCTCTATACCGGTTTGTTTCTCTCTGTGGTTCATTTTTCATCGGCTGTAAACCCTTGACTAGAGCCATTCCGTAAAATAGTTGTCCCTTATTGCATTTTTTTACACTTTTTTTATAGACAGGAATAATGACCTATGCTATAAGTTAATCATCAACGATTAAGGAGGGGGAAAATATGAAAAATCAGCCTATTCATTATCAGAGATTTTACAATGATGAAGAATCCTATTGTGGCGTAACTCTTCACGGTGGCAGCGGTTCAACTATTCAGCGCAACCATACGATCTTCCGCAATCAAGTCACTTGTAAGCATTGCCAGCGCAAAATCAGGAAAGACGCTTAACACTACCTATAAGGAGGAAGGGACCATGGACAGATACACAGCGGAATACCTCAGAATTTTACCGGAAATGATGGATAACCCCGCAGTTTGGGAAGTCATAGCCGACCGGACGCCGGAGCAGAAAGACGCTTTCTTAAAAGACCGCTTTGATGCAGCATACCAGAAGTGCCTTAAACATCGGCATGACTTTGACGAATGGCACGAAGCGGCAAAGGGATACGGGATAGAACCTCTTTTGGCTCAAACGGTATGGGATTTACGGCCTCCGCTTGTCATTATCAACAATCCGCCTAAACTGTCGCATCCGTGTCACCACGGCCACGCTTGCAGTTGCGGGTATAAACCAACAGACAAATAATATTTGACAGTTCAATCGGAGGGGCTTTCCCGAAGAAAGGATGGTTGAAGCGGTCAATGTCGAGCAGATAGTCTAACCACATAAGGGGGGAGAGAATGAGATTATACAGGGATAATGGAATCATGAGACTCGGGATGGTATCGGTTACACTGTCGTCGTCTGACTGGCAGGCAATATCCGGGCTGATCCAATACGGAACTCACATGACCGTACAACGTGAATATGAGTTTGTCCGGCCCGAATACGACGAGGATGCAGGAATATTCACGGATTACGGGCTGAATGAAACGGCCCGGACGTGGGCAAACGTGTACATGACCTCACTTCTACAGCGCGTCATTCTGGATATTGACTACAGGACAGCACAGCAGGATTTACCGCCTGAAACTACAGAATTTGACGTAGAAGGGATGTTACTCGACATGGCTATCCCGGCATTAGTCCATCTGCTCGTGTGCTGTCTCGACCAAGAACACCAGAAAAACATATGGCTCAGTAAAATACGCGGGGATTACGAATCAGATGGGCATTATGGACGGCAGAGCAGGCAGGAGTACATTGATTCCGAGTTGCAGCGTCACATGGTGGATAGGAAACGAATCAAATACATCATTGATGCTATCAGCGAACCGTATAGCGCCGTTAAAAAGGAATCCAAAACATTGAAGACCCGTCTGGCGGAAGATGTTGAAGCTGGGAACATTTCTGTTGTTGACGGTCGGATTGCATTTAAAAAAGGATAAGGAGGGGGGGGAGATGGAAAAGCATACAGCGGGACCGTGGACAGCCGATTTGAGCACTCGCAAAGCAAGCTACGCAGTAAAGCAGGGAGAGATACACGTTGCATTAGTCAACGGGGGTGCCGGAGGGGATGAGGGACACGCCAACGCCCGCCGGATCGTCGCATGTGTCAACGCATTTTCGGATGGCGTGCCGACTGATGTGATAGAAAACCGCGAGGCATGGCCGATTAATGTACTGGCAATGGCGGCATCGGTGGAGAAGTTTCGGCGGGAAAACGCGGACCTGCTCGAAGCTCTTGAACTGGCCGAGGCAACAATTCAGCGTCTTGCCCCTGACGGGAGCAGAGCCACGCAAGGGACCCTCGACGTTATCCGCGCAGCAATCAAGAAGGCTACTCAAGAAGGCTACTATCTAACACGCGCACAGGGCGCAAGGAGGGGAGAATGAAAGTAGAATTTACACCCGCAGAGGTACAGCCGATTACGAAAGAGAATATCATCGTAGCGGGACAGGTCATCGGCACCGTGGAGTTCAGCAAGGCAGATCCTGCAAACTATCGCATGAAAGACCGCTATCACGCTGCACTCAAGATGGAAATCAGGAACATATACTCCCTTTCCGGTTTCGGTGACACGCGGGAAGCCGCTATAGCCGACGCGCTGAAATCCGGCAAAGAGACTGCAGCCAAGCTCGCCGCCGAGGTCGATTCCCTGGAATTGCAGATCATGGGGATTGATGGAAGCTATGAAAGGGATATGTAATTAATTCAACTAATCAAGGAGGGTTTACAGTGAAATTGGGACTCCAGCACAAACACATTATCCATTTAATCGGGCGGGACCGCGGCCCTGATGGATGGGCTGTTGTCAGTGCTACATTATGGCCGATACTCCACAAGGCAATGCCGCTTGAACTGGTGATGATGGAGAAAACAGAAACTGGCGGAAAGGCCAAACTCACCGACGAAGGGGAAAGCGTCCTCCGAGCGATGACGTGGATTTGATAATTGTCTTAGCTTTTCACCTTCAAAGCCGGTTTTGACTGTCGAGGAGATAGGCAGAAAGGCTTTTTCAGAGTATTCCGAGAAGACAGAGAAGAAAGAGCCGCCAGAAAATGTTTGTAACCCGCTATTTAGAACTTGCCGGATATAACTTTGGTTCGATATAGCATAACGAGTGTACCGGAATTTCATAACAACTGTTCTTTGCATATTTATCTTGTACCATAACTTCTTGTATGCTAGGATATGCCCTAACACGATAGTAAAGGGTATCCAATGGCATACAAACTGTTTGATGAAGATACCGGTGTAATCCTCGAACCACGGCAGAAAAAACTAAAAAGAACGGAGCCTTTTCTTATGGTCACACTCAAAAGCGCAGAAGAAATCTCACAAGTAAAAGAGCTTCACGGTACGGAGCATCGGGTATTGTGGTTTATTCTCAGCCGGATGAATTACGAAAACCGATCTTTCCCGAGTCAGTCAGCAATAGCCGAGGCACTAAAGATGCCGAAATCTCAGGTATCGCTGGCAATCAGGAAGCTTGTTGACTGTAACGCCATATCCAAGATTCATGTGGATGGGGTAAATGGTTTTGAAGTCCACCAGAGCCTTGCAAGCAGAGGAAGCGTCAAGGAGCCAAAATGATGCTCATCCTCGCAGCCATAATCATTACATCCGTTATTCTGGCCGTATGGACGGCGATAAGGATTGCAGTGGAGGATTGATATTAACCGGGGGTCAAAGTGCCGCCAGAAAGGAAATTTCAATGTTATACAAGGCAAACAAGAACAGTCTTGAGGATGAAACGGGCAAACAGATACTTGTCATGCTGCCCACATGCTGCAGCCGGAAACGCGCAATCGAAATCTGTAAGATTACGGCAAACATTCTAAACAATATTGAACGCGGCAAGCAGTCGGCCAGAAAGGGAATTTGACATGATGGACACGCAAACAGCAGTTAATGAGATGGTGACTATACTGGAAAATTACCGCAAGTCTCCCACGTTCGACGCGAGGCTTGACCAGTGGCTTACTGTTTACGCTAATCTTTCAACCGAACCCCCAAGGGAGGCATAATATGGAAAAGATTGACCGGAAATTTCGCATCCTGGCAGTAAACCCCGTTAACGGCAAGGTGTACGACGAAAGCAACGCTCTTTTGCTTTGCGCGAAGGACAAGGCTGTCCCCGCCGCATTGATAGCCTACCGCAATGAGTGTGAGCGTATCGGGGCCAACCTTGAACATATCGAAAGCGTGAACCTTCTTTTAGAGCGGGTTTTCCGGTATCAGGCAACAGTGGAGAAACGAGTGCCGGATACAATAGGTGATGAAATTCCACGCTGTATCAGAGGGGAAGGAGTTTAACATGCCTGACATAGCAATGTGTGCGAATCATGAATGTCCTAGCCGGTTAAGATGCTACAGGTATACCTCTATGCGCTATCATTGGCAGAGTTATACAAATTTCACAGTGCCGGAAGGTCATGACAAATGTGATGCTTTCTGGGAAGGAGTAGACTGACATGCTAATTGCCTACATTTGGATTACAGGGGAGGGAGTATGATTAAGTATGTGACGGAAAGAGTGACTTGGGGAGTCCGCGCAATAATAACCGCCGTGCGATTGGCGAACCTACCATGACACTTGGGACGATGCACACGCGCACTTGCTCAAACATGCAAGCGCAATCAGCAAGGTTTAACCTTGAAAGAGCTAATGGAACCCTTGGCAACGTGAAAGGGATGAAACGGCCGCTACCCAACGCGCATGTTCGAGGTTGGCAGGACAAAGTACAAGTGGACGTACTCACAAGGGCTATTGAGGGAGCTTGACGGGGACTGGATACCCTGCAAATGCAAGCTGAAGGATTTCCTTAACGGGGCAAATGGAACAGTTACAGAGATAACAGGGGGATGAAATGAAAATAACGAGAGTAACAGACGACAGCAAGGCCGCTTTTCGTGGAGAGGTCAAAGAAACTCATCCCGCTTTCGGCTTAATCGGATTATCAAGAGTTTCATGTTCCCCGTCTGCGGTGTTGTTCGGTTCTGCTGTAAAACATGGGCATTACGTTGAACTCACCATCAAGGAAGCTGAACGTCATTCTTCTATCTACCGAGATTTCAACTTTGGGAGAACCGAACTCATCAAGGTTGCTTTTTCTGGCACTCAGTTGGGAGAATTGTTGACCTCCATGAACGTGGGGGATGGAGTGCCTTGCACTATCACGCGGTTCAATGGAGAAAGTAGACCACGCATTGAAGAGTTTTCCACCGTACAAAAGGAATCACAAGACCAGATGGCAGAGAAGCTCAACAACGGGTAGCCGATGACCCGCGTAGCGAAGCGGAGTCGGCGTCTATAGGCGGGTTATACGCCGTCAGGAGGCGATAGTGATGGACCGATTTAAGCATGTTTGCTGGATTCACACGGCATGGACAATTCACAGGTACCTCATGAGCAATGCCGAGGGTCGATGGGATGGCGCTGAAAAGGCGTTGCGTCACCGGGAGCTGTGTCAATTCTATGTTGCTGCGGTACGGGGGCAAGAGCCTGACCGGGTTTCATCCGTTGACAACTCCGACTATGAGGCCGTCCATGAAGGGACGCGGGAACTGACTGACTATCTGGATACGGCAATCGGTTTTCCGATCACTGGTAGGCCGGAATATGACGACCTCGCCCCCCGGTTTTTCGAGAAGTTTCACGCGCTGGCAATGTCGGCGCTAGGCGTATAACCTGTTTAATGACAGCAAAAAGCTGTTGGAACGGGCAAGGGCTATTGTGACCGCTGGCTCACCCAAAAAAGCCGAAAAAGAAGAACTCCTCTCACTGTTGACTCAACTTTCCCACGGCATCGGCGGTAATATCGAATTTGCCGGTAAATGTTTCGATGAAAAGATGGAGAAAATGGTATCTCAGGCAAAGGGAGAGGTCGAAACCTTCATCAACAGCAAGATACACGCAGCAGGGATGGAAGCGTTAGGCGCGAAACCAATTATTGAGATTGAATAAAAGGAGACAACATGAGCAGAACGAAATCCGACAACACGCTAGGGGAGAACATCACCGTAAGGGTCAGCAAGGAAACCGAGAAGTTTCTTCGGGAGCAGGCAGCGGGGAAAACTATCGGAGTCTCTACCCATATCAGGACGATACTGGAAGAGTACCGGCAGGCACAGCAGTGAGCTACCAGGGAGCGAGAAGGGGAGACTACGTGATACCACAGACGACAACAGGGCTAATTGCCGACATGATCCGGCTGGACTCCCGAATTGACAGGGACATTGACCGGATAGAAAGTAAGATTTCAGAGTACGCGGGAGCGGCTTACGTCCTTGCCGTGGTGGTGGGGATGGTCATTTTCATTTAAAAGGGGGAAGGGGTATGGTTAAAAGATATTCAATCCAAGCTAAAGCTGATGGTGGCTATCTCCGTGAAGATGCGTCCGGGGATATAGTCAAATTTTCCGAGGCAAATCAACTGGATTTTATTTTGGATTGGGCCGAAAGAACATTTAAGCAACATCGGATTGAAGGCATGAAAAGTGAAGAGGCCCGTATTGCTTGGGCTATCTTAAATGCTCCACGCTAAAAGGGGGTAGCCATGCAAAAATCCTGCGGTGCCTGTAGCTCATCAGCGTTCGTAAAAGGACATCGCCCCGGCTACTGCTGCCACAAGTCCGTGGACAGGTCAGCCGTTTACCGAAGCACAAAAGGTTGCTCACACTTTACCTTAATCGGGATTGACGCGGAGAGGGTGGGGATGGAGAAGCATCGGGGAAAGATGGTAATCTCTTCTCTGTAAGCATCTTCGATGAACTGACTTTGGGTTTTGTTTTTCACTCTCAAAGGCAAGGTTTTAAGAAGGGCAAATGAACCACTGAAGTAGGCTCAGAAGGCACGCCGCTGGAAGACTTCGCTATCCAACGGCTTACAATTAAGCTTTTACAGCATAAAAATGCACAGAGTCAATATGAAAAATTTTGCGTAGCTGGTTTTTCAAGCCAGTTGCGGAAAGAATTTTCAAACGTCAAAATAATAACTCTTGACAGTAGAATATTCTACACAACGGAAAGGAACGGTCAAAATGGAGCGGTTCAAGGGCAAAATCAAGGCCACTGGCAAGGTTTACCACGTCTGGAAACCAACCGAAATAAATGGTGTTTTCATCCCGATATGTAATCCGGGGATGGATAGGGCAAGGTCTGAAATCCATGAAGTAACGGGCAACGAAAGGCTGTGCGAGGTATGTAAACTTCACGGAGCAGAGAGTCAATTGAGGACTGCCGGTATTGCCACATCGGAAGAGGCTATCTTAGCTGAGATTGACCGGCTCACCGGAATCATCAACACCTTACCCGTCAAACTCGGATTCAGGCTGTCACGCAAGATTGCCGAACTGAAAATGGAGCTTGCCAAGTTCACCGTATAACCTATCTCACAACCTCATGTTTCACCCGCCCCTTGTCGCCAGATCAGGGGCTTTTTTGTGAACAAAATGACCGCTACCACAGATTACGAAAAAAGCAAGGGGGGATACAAAATAAATGTTGACAACGTAACAAAATGAAGAGTATTGTGTGAAACAAGGAGGATAACAGAATGAGTAAAGCATTGGTAAATCTGAAAGCGATACGAGAGCAACGACTGTTGACAATGCAGCAATTATCAGACCTTACCGCAGAAAAAGGACACCGTGTTTGTATGGGAGTTATCTGGAAGGCTGAAAAAGGAAAGAACGTCTCTTTGGCCAGCATCAAGAGGTTAGCTGAAGCGTTGGGAGTTGAGGCGGCAAAACTACTTAAATGAAATGAGGGAGGATAACATGGAAGATTTCTGTGCCCAATGTGAAAAAGGGAAAGGCTGTAAGCCGTGTAGAGCCTGCATTAAAGAGGGCGAAGAGTGCCCTGAGTGCCAATTCAATTTTACTAACTGTAAATGGCTCGAAGGGGGCAAACAATGAGCGAGAACGGTTACAACTGCTCAGACTGCAAAAAGTCAAATATCTGCGACTGCTGCGCCAACTGTAAGCATGTCCACAACGACGAACTCTGCGACCTGTGCATCCATCCTGATAGTCGGTGCAGGTGGGAGCCGGTGCCATGAATAATACAATGATAGGGGGGAATATGAGATCACAGCAAAATTTACTACCGGGACCGATTGACGGCTACAAGATATTCAATGAAGACATGACGTGCAGCCCTAACAAAAACACTTTTCAGTTTCAGATGGGTCGGAACAAGTTACCCAATAGTAACGCGCTGGAACTGTGCAAGAACGGCTTCCACTTTTGCCCTCAACCTTCAGGGGTGTGGGCTTACTACTCAACCGGTAAAGTGTTCAAAGTTCGCGCCTACGATGTTCTTGATACTCCATTTGAACCGGGAGCGGATTTTAAAATGGTCTGCGCTGAGATCGAAATACTTGAAGAAGTGAAGTTCGGCGACAGGAATACCGGCGACGGGAATACCGGCTACAGGAATACCGGCTACAGGAATACCGGCGACGGGAATACCGGCAACGGGAATACCGGCGACAGGAATACCGGCGACGGGAATACCGGCTACAGGAATACCGGCGACAGGAATACCGGCTACGGGAATACCGGCAACGGGAATACCGGCGACGGGAATACCGGCTACAGGAATACCGGCTACAGGAATACCGGCGACGGGAATACCGGCGACAGGAATACCGGCGACGGGAATACCGGCTACAGGAATACCGGCGACAGGAATACCGGCTAC